TGTACTAGGTACTGTCGAATTGGTTGACCCTGTGGATGTACATGGTAACTCTGTAGAGATTGGTGAGACACCATTCATCTGGGAGATTGAGAACCGTGATGCGTTCAAGGATGTCGGTGGGCTGTTCACTAAACTAGGCAAGATGAAACGCCTACCAGTACAGCACATGATTACCGCAAACACAGAAGAGCGTAAGCTACCTAATGGTAACTCGTTCTACCTGCCGGTCGTATCACTAGACGTTACCAATACATTGGAACTAGGTGACACAGAGCAGGACACATTCGGTGACTTCATGGCTTGGGTTCAGAACTACAATGAGTACATCATCAATACATGGGCAGAGAAAGCTAAACCTGCCGAAGAAGAGATTGATGAAGAAATCATTGATGGCATTGTGGATGTTGAGTTCGATGAAGAAGTTGAGGTGGCATAGTGAACCATCCAGCTGAGTTAGCTGTTCATCAGTACATGGAGAGTGCCGTCAAAGGCGACACCTCTATGTCTGAGGACACAATCAAACAGGTAGCATCTGAAGTAGCTGAAGCTCTCACCAAGCAATTTGGTGGGGGCAACAAGCGTGGTGACTTCCGTTTACGAATGTCCAACATTGGTCGTCCCACATGTCAGTTGTGGTATGACAAGAACAAACCAGAGATTGGCCTACCTAAACCAACCACATTCATTATGAACATGATGATTGGTGATATTGTTGAGGCTGTGTTCAAGGGTCTGTTAAAGGAAGCGAGGGTCAAATATGAGGAGCCGGAACATGTTACTTTGGAATTACCTAATGCAAAGATTAATGGTACATATGACATCGTTATTGACGGTGCGGTGGATGACGTTAAGTCTGCATCCAATTGGTCATACACTAACAAGTTTGAGTCCTACGATACCCTTGCTTCTGGCGATAGCTTTGGCTATGTAGCACAGCTTGCAGGGTATGCTAAAGCCGCTGACAAGAAGGTCGGTGGTTGGTGGGTAGTCAACAAAGCAACAGGCGACTTCAAGTATGTCCGTGCTACTATGGACTTGGAAGAGGAGCTTGCAAAGGTAGAGAAGACAGTCGATACTGTGAACAAGAATGAGTTCAAGCGATGCTTCGAGCCCGAGAAAGAAACCTTCCGTGGTAAAGAAACAGGCAACACTGTGTTGAATAAGAACTGTACGTTCTGTTCATATCGCTTTGACTGCTTCGACATCACAGAGAAACCTGCGGTAATGTCACAGGCAAAGATGCCTAAGATTACACCGTACATTGAACTAGCGGATGAATATAAAGATGCCGTTTAACCAGAAGCAATTCCGTGCGGCACGTAAGTATGGGTATCGGTCAGGCTTAGAACTCAAGATATCGGAGGCTCTCAAAGAACAAGGCGTTGACTTTGGCTATGAGAACATGAAGATTGAATGGGAGGACTTAGCCTACCGTACCTACACACCGGACTTCACCTTACCCAACGGTATCATAATCGAGAGTAAGGGGATGTTCACTGCTGCAGATAGGCGCAAACACCTAGCAATTCAGAAGCAACATCCTGAGTTAGATATACGGTTTGTGTTTGAAAACAGTAGACGTAAGTTACGTAAGGGTGCTAAGAGTACATACTGTGAGTGGTGTATCAAATATGGATTTAGATATTATGACCGCATCATTCCGGAAGATTGGCTCAAAGAAAAGGGCAATAACAAACATCCCAAGTTCGTAAAGTTCAAGGGTGGAAAAGTGAAAAGGAGATAGCAAATGGACAAACATATTGACGAAAACGATTTCTTGGTACGTATACGGCCTTACAAAGATGAATCAGGGGAGTGGTCAGGTGACATTGACCTATCCATTGTAACACTTCCAGACAATGATTGGTCAGACGAAGACTACTCAGAGCTTGTTCACTTCGCTACTATGGTAGCATCAACTGTTCCTATCATGGAAAACAATACAGAAATCCGTGAATTAGTACACAATTATGTAATGGATACGCTTGACACTGAATATGAACCTGTGGTAGAAGATAGTAAGACTACAGAGGTTGAGTATGATGGCAACATTGTTAAGATTAACTTTGGTACAACAACGAAGGGGAGTGCATGATGGGGTATGAAAAACACGAAGCGTTCATGAAACGTATGGCAAAAGAAGAAGACATGGTAAACAAACCACCTCACTACAACCATGCTGGTATCGAATGTATTGAGGCTATCGAAGCTGCTCTAACACCAGAAGAGTTTCGAGGTTACTGCAAAGGTAACAACATCAAGTATACTTGGCGTGAGAAGTACAAGAATGGTGATGAGGATATTCAAAAGGCTGTTTGGTATATGAACCGCCTTGCTACATATGGGGAGCGACATGATAAGAGTTAAGGTTTATATGACCCTTCACGTAGACCCAGAAGAATACCCAATGCCAACAGATAATAATGTTGACATCGAGATACAGGACGCAATAGAAGAATACTTCTACGATGTAGATGGTGTCACAGTTAAATCAATAAAGACAATACAGGAGAATTAATGATGATTAGTAACCAATTACCTACAGACTATCAAAACTTCATTGCGCTATCTCGATACGCACGATGGAAAGAAGACGAACAAAGACGTGAGACATGGGGAGAAACTGTGTCTCGTTACTTTGATTACATGACTAAGCACCTCAAGGATAATCACAGCTATAAGTTAGATAACAAGCTACGTGATGAACTTGAGACTGCTGTACTTAATCAAGACATCATGCCTTCCATGAGGGCATTGATGACATCTGGACCTGCACTAGACCGTTGCCATGTCGGGGGTTATAACTGCTCTTATCTAGCAGTAGACACTCCTCGTGCCTTCGATGAGACAATGTACATTCTAATGTGCGGTACAGGTGTTGGCTTCTCTGTTGAGCGTCACAGCATTGAGAAGCTACCAATCGTCAACGAAAATATGCACAGTACTGATACTGTCATTAAAGTTGGCGACTCAAGACCGGGCTGGGCTAAGTCCTTGCGAGAGTTAATCTCCTTGCTCTACGCAGGGCAGATACCTAAATGGGATATGTCAGAAGTACGTCCTGCAGGTGAGCGTCTCAAAACATTCGGTGGTCGTGCTAGTGGCCCAGCCCCTCTTGAGGAACTGTTTAATTTTGTCGTAGCCAAATTCAAGGGTGCGGCAGGACGCAGGTTATACCCAATCGAGTGTCATGATATCATGTGTAAGATTGGTGAGGTTGTAGTTGTAGGTGGCGTAAGACGCTCTGCACTAATCTCTTTGTCTAACCTGAACGATGACCAGATGGCACACGCAAAGTCAGGTCAGTGGTGGGAGAACGAAGGTCAACGTGCGTTGGCTAATAACTCTGTCGCCTACAAAGGTAAGCCTGAGATGGGTACATTCATGCGTGAATGGGTGTCCTTGTATGAATCTAAGTCAGGGGAACGTGGTATCTTCAACCGTGAGTCAGCACAAAAGCAAGCTGCGAAGAACGGTAGACGTGACGCAGACCAAGACTTCGGTTGTAATCCATGTAGTGAAATCATCCTACGTCCTAATCAGTTCTGTAATCTTTCAGAGGTGGTAGCACGTGAGACTGATAGTCAGCAGACGTTGACAGATAAGGTTCGCCTTGCTACAATCTTGGGTACGTTCCAATCTACACTTACGAACTTCAAATACATTCGTAGCGTGTGGAAAAAGAACACAGAAGAAGAACGGTTGTTGGGTGTGTCCTTAACAGGCATCCTCGATAACAACCTACTTAGCGGCAAGAGTGCTGAGTTAGGCATGAACATTGACCATGTACTTGAAGCATTACGTGACGAGGCTGTACGGACTAATGAGGCACTGGCTGCAGAGCTAGGTGTACCACAGTCAACAGCAATCACATGTGTTAAGCCATCGGGTACAGTGTCACAGCTAGTAGACAGTGCGTCTGGCATCCATGCCCGTCACAACCCGTACTATGTTCGCACAGTACGTGGTGATAACAAAGACCCACTAACTCAGTTCCTAATCTCTGAAGGTATCCCAGCGGAGCCGGATGTGATGAAGCCTGATTCTACTACAGTGTTCAGCTTCCCAATGAAGTCACCTATAGGTGCGGTAACACGTACTGAGATGACAGCCATTGAGCAGTTAGAGTTGTGGCTTACATACCAACGTCATTGGTGTGAGCATAAGCCATCTGTCACTATCTCTGTTAAAGAGAATGAGTGGATGGAAGTAGGGGCATGGGTGTACGAACACTTCGATGAGGTGTCAGGCATTAGCTTCCTACCATTCAGTGAACACACGTACCAACAAGCACCTTATCAAGACATTGATAAAGAAAAGTACGAAGAGTTGTTGACAAAGATGCCAAAGAGTGTAGACTGGTCGAAGTTGCAAGACTTTGAGAAAGAGGATACAACATCCGGTGGTCGAGAGTTAGCATGTACTGCAGACGCTTGTGAAGTAGTGGACTTAACGTCTTGATGGAAGGACTGGACTGGCCTACTTGGTGGCAATGGTGGATACTCTCTGCCATTACCATCAACACAGTGGTCAACTTAATAGTGTTCTTTGTTGGACGTAAGTTCAAGAGAACATAACCGTTTGCTGGCACGGGAATTTCCTTCCTTTCGCCCTGTGCCGCAAGGGTTTG